CAATCGGAACAAGAGAAAAAAGCCGTTGAGTACATGAATCAACGTACTGTAGAATCATTTATGAACCGGAAGCCTTTATTCCGCGACCCTGAAACAGCTTCACAATTAGAAGCTGAGATGGCCCCCGTGGTACAGGCTTTGACAAGTACAGGCCGTTATAGCTCAACTGATGAGATCCTAGAGACTGCCTATAATTATGTCGTAAACGGGAATCCGACGTTTTCAGGCATTGCACAACGATTGCAAACAACGCCGGTAATACAGCAGCAACAAGTCGCCACAGAAAAGGCGAAGAAAGCTGCAAAATCTATATCTGGCTCTGCTGGTAGCGGAACTCCCAGGATCGTAACGAAAGATATTCGGGACAACCTGCGGCGTCGCCTATCTGGAGATTAGCCAACAAAGTTGTCCCGCTAACTAAAAGGGATAACTAAAATGGCTAATTTGGAAGAGGCAATTGTAGCGACCCTCTTTGACCAGTCAGATGCTATCGCGGACGAGGTGCTTCACCACAATCCGCTTCTTGCTTCGCTGGACGATCAGGGTCTTGTTCGTAAATTCTCCGGTGGATATGAACTCCGTAAGCCAATCATGTACAATGATGCGGCTGTAGGTGGATTCTATTCCGGTTTTGATTCATTCGACCTTTCAGCTATCGATGATGCTACTGCGTTTCGATTTGCAATCAAGCAGGTGTATGAGCCTGTAGCAATTGCAGGTCGTGATCGTCGTGCTAACCGAGACGAGGCTATGCTTCTCGACTTGGCTGAAATGAAGATGAAGGCAGCGATCAGCCGTCTTAAAAATACTGTTTCAACCTCTCTTCGTGGAGATGGAACTGGTTCTGGCGGACTTGAGTTTGATGGTATCAAGAAGGCAGTTTCGACTTCGCCTTCGTCTGGTACTTATGGAACCATTGATCGTTCTGCTAACACTTGGGCTCGTAACCTTGCTGTAAATACGACCCTTTCGGCATCCAATGTTCAGGAGACTATCACCGATACTATCTCGCAGATCGTACGAGGTGATGAGCAGCCTGACCTTGGACTTATGGATCGAACAGCTTGGAAGTACCTCCACAGCTCTCTTACTGCAATTCAGCGTATTCAGCTCCCAACCAAAAAGGCGGTTGCTGGATTCCGAGTGCTTCAGTATGACGGCTGCGACTTCGTGTTTGACGGTGGATATGGCTCGTCTGTTCTTGAGTCAAATTCGTGCCGACTTCTCAACACTAAGTATTGGACGTTCGACATGGTTCGTGGCGCAGATTTCAAACCGCTTGCTCCAGAGATGGCGCGACCGGTTGATCAGGATGCTTTCTTCACGGTTATTATCGTGGAAGGAAACCTCTGTTGCGCTGCACCTGCACTTCAAGCTGTTATTTACGCTTAATTGAGGAGGTAACAGAATATGTCAGGTTCAGGATCATTCGGAGTAAATTATAAGAAGTCATTCGACTCTTCTACTGTGCCTAGCCTACCAGCGTCTCTTGGCGCTACAGGTTCGTCACCAGAAGGCGAATTTATGTTTGTTCAAGCCGATGGCGCAATCGCACAGTATGCGTTTGTAAAAATCAGCGATGACAGCCAAGCAGTAGAGCTTACAACTACACTTGCAGGTTCTAATAACCTTCAGGTTGGAGTTGCTCAGGTTGCTGCTGCCGACAACGAATACCTTTGGGTATGGGTTGGCGGAGTAGGTGGCGGTGGAGCTGGAAGTGGAATCAAAGGTAAGTGCGCAGCGTCGTATGCTGCCGATGCTAACCTTAACACCACAGCAACTGCCGGAGTAGCTGATGATGCTTCAACAACCAAGATTGCCAATGTAGTTGGTCTTACGACCCTCACTGGCGCTGGAACTGTTGAGCTTAAATCGACTGGTTATTTGACCGTGAACTAATTGAAGGGGGGGAGTGTTAAACACTCTCCCCTTTTTTGAGGGATTTTATGGCAAGCGCAACAACTCTAATTGGACTTGGTATGCCAGCAGAACTAGCTTCGGCTGTTTCTGATGGAGTGTTTTCAAGCACCGTAACACCAACCGGACAGGTTGTTGCTACGGCTGCTGGAGTGCGTACCAAGCAAAGTGCTGATAACGTAACTGATGCTTTGCCAACACAAGCTGAAATGGTAACCGCTTTTGGTGCCGCAGCTACGGTTGGCTCAGGATTTATCGGCGTTATCAAAGACAACGATGCAGACACAAACTTTTTCATTTGCGCGAGTAATGGCACCAGCTTTTATGCGCTTAAAATGACGAAGGGAGCGTAATACAAGGGGGGAGCAATCCCCCCAACTTTTTAGGTGATATATGACCGCATACGCTGGTAAAGCAACAACAACAACTCCAACCATTGCAACGGCAACCAGTACGAAAGTTCTCGATGCAAATCCATTCAGAAAATTGCTGATTATTCAAAACGCTTCTGGCGCTCATGTTGGCGTTGGACTAAATGGGCAGACATTAACTGGGATTGCACCGACTTCCACTAACATTTGTTTGAATTTAACAAATAACGATAACGGCAATCGCCTTGTATTCGTAGATGGATTTGTTCCAAACGGAGAAATTACAATTTATCAGACCAGTGGAAGCCCAATAAACACGGTCGTTATTGTTGAAGGCTAGTGCTATAAGGTATTTACGCAATTATGCGTGAATATCATGGAGAAACAATGGCACAGATAGATTGGCAAGCGATCATGTCGGGTCAGACTCAACAGAAGAAACGTTATGCTGGTGCTAACGTAAAGTTCTTTTTTGCTTATAACGAGAACAAAGAAAAAACACTTAAAGAAGGCCGGCCCATATTTGATGAAATACCTTCCATTTCAATTCAATGGCCAGGGCAGGATGAAACCGTTCGTCGCATTGAGCCAAGAGATGCCGAAGAATACCCCGAAGCTTATGCCCGTTTTAAGGCTGGTAACGAGCCTATAACAGAAGGAACGCCATTAGCTGAATGGGCCATGATGACTGGTTCAGCGATGCGTGAGCTTCAGTATTTGGGCTTTAAAACGGTTGAGCAATTGGCAAATGCTACTGATGAGGCCAAACGCAAACTTGGTCCCTTGTCTAAGTTTTGCAAATTAGCCAAAGATTGGATGGATGCCGCCAAATCAGACCAAAATGAAGTTGTTAAGTTGCGTCAGTTGTTAGAGCGCGAACAAGCCAAAACGGATGATTTGCGACACAAACTAGAGTTGTTAATGCAACGGGTTGAAGCAAACGAGGGTATCAGCTTGCGAGCTGAAAGAAAGGAGGTGATCCGTTCTATTCCTGACGAGGCTCTTGAGGAAGGTATTATTGAAGCTCAAGACGAAAATGATGCGGCACCTAGACGAGGAAGACCAAGGAAGATATGACCCTTTCAACGATTATCAATAACGTAGCTGACGAGGCCGGATATACCGTTGAGTCAAATATACTGACTTCAACTGAACCAACCACCAAACAGCTACTGGCAATTGCTAATCGAATGAACAGGGAAATCTTCGAGGCGTATCCCTGGCCTAAATGTTTTGCATCCGGTTCTATAACGCTGGCAGCTGGTACAGCAACGTATGCGCTGCCAGCTGCGTTTTCTTGGTATCATTACGAAACCTTCTGGAATCAGTCTACTCGCTGGCGAGTTCTTGGGCCAATGAGTGCTCAAGAATACGCCGAGATAAGAGGTTTTGGACTTAATACAACCGTTTATCAACGATTCCAAATTCGAGGTATTTCAAACAATCAGCTGATGATTAGTCCAACTCCAGGCGCTAATTACAACGGCGATATTATTATTTTTGAATACATAGCTGACCGTAGTGTCAGACCTAAAGTGTGGACAACTGCAACAACTTTTGCCGCTGATTCATATTGTTTTTATAATGGCAACTATTATCAAACTACTGCTGGCGGCACTACTGGAGCAACAGCTCCAACACATACCAGCGGCTCAGTGTCAGATGGTGGCGTAACGTGGACCTATTACGATGGCATTTACGACAGGTTTCTTGCTGAAACTGATGTAAGTTTATTTAACGAAAAGTTAGTTGAGCAAGGTGTATTAGAGCGATTTGCAGAAATACATGGCTTGCAAAGTATTCGGCCACGATTTGATCAGCAATTGCATGAAGAATTCAGCCGAGATCAAGTTGGCAAAACCGTCTACGCTGGCGGTACTGTTAGATACAATATGTTTGCGCGTGATGGTGTAGCGGTGTTTGGTACATGGATTTAATATGAACGGACAAGAACCAGCATTAACTCAAACAGATCCCAAAGCGTATTATTTGTGGTTGCAAGGTCAAGGAGTGCCACCAAATGTAGCAGTCCAATACGTTCAAAACAGATTCGGCAGTCCTCAAGAATATCAACAGCGGCAAAACAAAAAACAAGCTGGAAATAGCACTAATAATGCTCTTGCTACTACAGGTGGCATGATCGCAGGAACTATTGTTTATGATCAAGCCAGTGGATTGTATAAAGATATTACTACTAATAAACCTGTTTCAAAGCCAACGGTTGATCAAGCAGGTCAACAAGCAGGAGCACAGCCTACGCAACCTGATGCTTCAAGCGTGTCACAAACGCCAGATGGGAGTGCAGCTTCCGCTCCAGTTACCGAAGTTGGTCCGACAACTATGCCGGATGGATCTCCTGGAACGCAAATGTCAGATGGCGCTAAAGTCGGACAAAATGGAGAGATAATAAAGCCAGATGGCACTTCAGGTGGTTCTTT